ACAACGAATAGGTGTTGGTTATTGCAGGTAATGTCTGAGAGTCTGCTTCATACCCTCGCCAATTAGCACCATCGTATATGATGTAATTCTTCGTGTCCGTTTCAAAGTAAGCATCACCTGTCGAGGGACTACCTGGACGAGTGGATGAAGTGATTGATGGTATTGTAGTTGGCATAGCTAATTAAAAGGGTTCGTTACTTGACCACTCATCCGTTGCTAGGATCGCTAGTATCTCGGAGTGGGTGTACTCTTGTTTACCGCTAAGGAAGGAGGGCTGGTCGCCTTCGTACTTTAACAAAGCTTTCGATCCATCTAATGAATAAACTAAACTACTTTCGCTGTCTTGTAAGACTTGATTAAAATCTATAGAAGATACTTCAGACGAATCAATGATTACATATGTTCTCATAGCTGTTAGGATGGGACGGTTGTTGAAAATGTAGGACCATTAGTAAGCGTGCCGTCATTACCTGCACTTCCTTGGTCTGTTATAGTAGTACCCGTACCGCTGTCGTTATCGCCCATTCTCCACCAATTAACAGGGTTGTATGATGATAAGTTAATTGGTGATCCGTTATTATAAATTTCAACTATTTGAGAAGCGGATAATGCAGAATCCCAATAAGCTACTTCATCCATTAATCCATTAACAAAACGAGTACCGCCTACGCTATCGCCAGCAAATCGGTTTACCCCTGTTGGTGTTCTGTCTGTACCTGTAGCTCTTGATACGCCGTCTTTATAAAGTGTAGCCGTACCGCCACTGCCTACGATTGCTATATGTGTCCAAACTCCGGCAGTAATAGCGTGAGTAGCACCTAATGTTAAAGCGGTGACAGAACCGTCATACAAATAAATAGTCTGACCATCGCTTGTTACATAGGTGTAATAGTTACTACCCGTACCGAAGATGTAAACACCAGCGGAATTAATAGCGTCAAACTTAACCCAATAACTCAATGTTTTATTAGAGGCGAAGTTAAAGGAGCTGATAGCAACATGGTCGTCTGTTCCATCAAAGTCTACACTGTAAGCATTAGGGTAAGATATATTATCATAATCATAAACCGCCCAATTTGAACCATCCGATACTTCGATGGCTTTACTAGTTGTGTTAAATTTACAAAGCCCAATGTTACTGCCTGAAGGAGTTGCCCTAGTAGCTGTGGTATGTGTTGTAAGTGTACTCATAAATTATACAGTTGAATCGTTGTTGTACTTGTACCAATTACTACCATCCCACACATACAACTTGTCGGTGTCTTTTGCGTGTACGATGGTGTAGTCGTCTGCTCCTGTGTCGGAGATAAAGTCTGACTCGTTGTCGAATACTTCGATGGTTGGGAATGTTAAGGAGTCGTTGAAGTTAGTTTCGTTCTTATAAATGTACCAAGTACTTCCAGCATAAATATAAAAGTCATTGGTATCAGTACCGAATGCGATGTTAACTTCATCAGTTGGATTAGTTGGTGTACTTGCTAAAATGTTTGCTTCGGTGTTTCTTGTGGTGACATTGAATATGGCGATTGCATCTAACACAGTACCTGTAGCGTTAGCTGTAGTGAATGTACTAGAACTAACACTAACTGTTTTACCACTTTGTACTGAAGCTGAGTTAGTTAAAGTAAAAGTAATAACAGTATCTGAACCTGTTGGTAGACTTTGTCCACCTGCTACTGTTAAAACTAAAGTACCTGTTGACTGTGTCCACGCACCACTTGATCCAAAGATTGCAGCTCCTGCTCCACCTACTGTCAACGAAGCATTGTCAGCTGTTTGAGTCCCTTGCATTCCTGTTAAAGTTAAAGTACCACTAGCTGCTATTGCCACTGAAGGTTGAACTGTAAAGGTTATTGTATCAGCTGCACCTATAGCGTTGGTGTCTGTATCTGCTATTGTTAAAGTAGTAAATGTATTAGCAGGAGCTACAGCAGTAGAATCAAAACCATACAAAGCACCAAAGATAGGTCTTAGTAAATTAGACGGTTCAGACCTTAGCTGACTCGGTTTATCGAGTTGCTCTGTAAAGATCAAAGACATCTAATTACAGAGAATCAGTAGAACCAGTTGCAAAGACGCTGTAAGTTCCGTCTGTTCTAGCTGATACATTTCCTCTGATCTGTTCGTAGTGTCCGTGATCATCTCTGACCATAACAGAACCATCAGCTGTTACATCTTCAGAGTGAATGACATACCAAGCACCACCGATGTAGGCTTCTATATCTACCGTACCTCCTGTGGTTACTGATGAAGAAGCGATTACAAAGGTCCAACCCTTAGAACGCTCTACTGAGAATGAACTGCCAGCCCCTGTCGAAGTAACAGATGATAGCAAAGTCTTTTTTGAGAGTGTGCGAAGCATAGTATTATATAGTTATATTTGTTATTAAGAAGACATATAGACACCAGTACCACCTGACGATCCACCTAATGTAGGTCTTGAACGCTTGAGCTGTGCTTGTGCTCCCCTCTTCCTCTTCTTAGGTTGCGTTTGACGCACAGTCTTAGAAGCTTCAGCAACAGGAGGCGGTGGTGGCGGTGGTGCTGGAGGAGGAGGTGGTGGTGGAATATCTGGTGCTGACATACACATAGTTAGTCTTTTGTTAAAATGTTTTGTTGTAGTTGATCGTTATAAGTTTGTCTAAGGAATCTAATTACAGATACTTGACCACTCTTAAACCAAACATCTTTTTCTGTATTCGTCAAGTCAGGACATTTGTCAGGGTATAATTGCTCTAAGCGTTTAATCATAGCCTCGCTTATAAGAGGCATTAGTTCTTCTTCCATTATTGCGTGTCTCCAGTCCATATATATAGTGGTGTCATTTTTCCTACATAAGCTCCTGCAATGTTAAAGTTAAAGAACTCCATAGCATCGTCCATTGTCATGTCATCTCTTAACATAAGTATCTCTAAGATTCTTTCAATAGAATAAACATACCTACCCATCTCGTAGTCTTGACCTATGATAGCTTCATTAAATCCATCTGCTTTTAAAGGTTCGTCTTCTTGTATAGGTGCTATCATTTATTTATATAACTCCTATCGTCTAGTTCCTGTGGAAGTCTTCCCTTTCTTATCCTATCCTCGGTCCACAAGAAAGCACTGGCATTCCAAAGGATAGCACCTGCGTGATCTTCTGTATCATCTCCTTCACTCAATGCTAACAGATGTCTACTCATGCTATCTATTAATCTACTGAGTGGGAATCCGTTGTGCCAGTTGTTGTCTCCGTAGAGTTTGCCTCCTTCTTCGTATCGTCTGGCAAGGGAGCGAAGGGCGATTGGAGGAATAAGGCTGAATCGTCCCCGTCCAGTAGCCCTGTCACGCTCCGCACCAGTGGCATAATGTTCTTTCTCTCCAGAGTTTGGTAGTTCTTCGGTGTCCATAGTTTTGTTATTTGTTTTTGTTTTTTATTGTATTCTTGTTTTCTTAGTAGTCGTGCCATCCAAGCATTCATTAAAGCTTCTTGTTCATCTTGTCCTTTCTTCTCGTACAAAGCTACAACAGCTTCCCAAGTGTAACCGTGTTCATCCAACCACTTCTTAGCAGTCACAGCTCCTACTCCCTTTGCTCCGCTGAAGCCATCTGTTGAATCTCCCATCAGTGCTTGTAGTAGGTGGAAGTTATCTGCTTCTTCTTCCGTAGGTTCATGGTATTCTTCTCTGTTATAATCATAGAAGATTCCTGGTACACTCTTGAAGTCCTTGTCGATTGATACGATGATACGCTTGTCTTGTCTGTTAGGTCTTTCAGTAGCAAGGATACTTAACACATCATCTGCTTCTACATTAGCCCACAGTTGTGCGTCCAGTTCATTGATCATCCATTCCTTCATAGGTTTTAAGATGATAGGTAACACGGACTTCCTTCTGTTAGACTTGTACTCAGGGAATAGTTTCCTTCTGAAGTTTGCTCGGTCACTAAGTGCTAACACTACTTCATCTGCTTTAAGTAAGTCTTTGAATTGTTCTATCCTTGCAATGACTCGATGTTTGGCTACTGCCATGTCTGCGTGTACAGTCCAAAGCTCCTCTTCCCATTGTATATTTTCTTGTGCTACGATTGACGATTCAAATGCTAATACATCTGCGTCAATTAGTATGGTTGTTTTACTCATAGAATATGCTCCAGTTCTCTTGGTATTTTTTATGTTTTGATTTACTCTCAGGTAGGATATTTAACTTTAACGTTAATCCTTTTATTTCTTTTCTTGGTATTAACCACCAAGTCTTCTCAGGTATTACATAGCATCCTACTACATCTATTGTATCACACATAGTTTCCTTCAAAATAAAACCCGTGCTACAGTTAACTGCATAAGTATTCGCACTGCTTTTATGACTTGTTGATTTGATCTGTACTTTTAAAGTACCTGCTGGACAAGTGACAATGAAGTCCCAAGGCATAGGTGTTGCAGGTAAGTGAGGTTCAAAGTCTCGTTCTAAACATTCAGTAGTAAACCTTGACTCAGCTATTGCTCCGATTCGTTGGGTCTTGGATGATGGCATAGTATATGTTAGGTCAACTGTATCGTACAATTCTGCAACCTTCAAGTAGTAATCGTACTCTAGTGTGTCTCTGCCCATGACTCTCCTACTTTATATTCACCATCCATAGGACACTTCATGTTCAACTCTTTACCTGCTGCTTTGATTGCTTTGATAGCTAACTCTCCGTATGTCTCCACTAACTCAGGTTTAACTTCAGCTTGGAACTCATCGTGTATGTTACCTACAAAAGCATACTCTCTTCCGTGTTGCCATCCAATGTCAGTAAGCTTGGTGTGTAATTTAATTAAAGCTACTTTCATAAGGACAGCACCAGCAGATTGAAGTAACATATTGAGTGCAGCGTGTTCACTTCTTATAGGTAGAATCCTACCGTCTAGTCCTGTTAAACATCCGTTCTGTTCTGCTTTCTCTTTGATCAATTGCTTGAGTATCTTTAACGCAGGTAAGTTAGACAAGAACTTCTTCTTTAATCTACTACCATCTTGTGCTGTACCCTCTACTATCTCACCTATCTTTGCATCCCCTGCTCCGTAAAGGAATCCATAGATGAATGTCTTAGCTTGATCTCTAGTCTTCAACCCTGCTGCCTTCTGATTAACAGAGTGTATATCTCCTTCAAGTATAGCTTTAGTGTACTCTCCTCCATCCCAACTAGATAGGTAATGTGCAAGCATTCTTAACTCCAACCCACTCGCATCACAACCTACTAGCTTGTATCCCTTTTTAGTTGTGAATAAAGAACGACACTCCTCACCGTACTCTGCTCTAGTAGCTGGTACTTGTGCTAGGTTAGGTAAGCTGTGAGTGCATCTGCCTGTGACTGCTCCGTTAGTGTTGACTCGTCCGTGGATTCTGCCATCTTTAACTAGTCTTAGCCATCCATTCTTGCCTTCAGCTAGTTGCCCTAGTCGCTTGACTACTAACAAATACTCCAGCAAAAGCTTCGCTGATGGATGGTTAATTCCTTTCAAAGTAGACTCATCGATCTTCACAGTCTTACCGTCATTCGATAGAGGTATTTCAAAACCTAAAGCTTCTAGTCTTTCTTTGATTTGCTTACGACTACCAGGATTAAAAGGTATGATCTCCTCCTTTACATCTAATGCTACAGCTTTGTTAACTAAGTTCTGTACCATCCCTCTACTCTTCAGTATCTTTTTAAGTTCTACTTTAGTAGGTGCGTTGATAACTTCCACTCCGTCCATATGTTTAATCTCCAATGAATAACCCTTCGGAGTCTTCATCTTGTTAACAGTAGGTTCAAACATTTCTTGCAACTCATCTTGTAGCTTTGCTCGCACTGCGTTTAACTTCTGCTCTAGTTGTTCAGCTTTATCTACATCAAACGCAAAGCCTTGGCTCTCTTGTAACCTGATGATGTAAGCGAACCAATGTTCAACAGCTAACATCTTCTTGCTGGGTTCTAACTTGATTAAGTATTCATACAAGGTCTTAGTTACCAGTACATCTCGTTCACAATACTTCTTCATCTCTTCGTTGTAACTGTCCCAAGCATCCTCGTTCTCTCCGTAAGTAAGCTTTAACATCTCACCCATCCTGTGTCCCCAAGCTTTTAAACTGTGACTACCTACCATTGCAGGGTCAAAGTCCTTACGCTTGAAGTCATCTTCTCTCAAGTCAGGATGTAAACATCTACTCATAACAAGAGAGTCTTGTACTCGGACCAAAGGTGGATGGAAGTTATACAACTTAGCTAACGCAGGTAGATCAAAACCTATGATGTTATGTCCTATGATCTTGTCTGCTTTGGCTAACATCTTTAGTCCTTCCTTTATCCCATCTCCTTCAAAGGTAATCATCTTACTGGCGATAGGATCATAGACGGATATGCAATGGCAGACCTTGAGGTCACTCAGATTAGTGAAGTCCTCAATGCCGTTGGTTTCTATATCAAAGAATAGTATTTTCATATTATTAAAACGGACTCGCTCCGCTGTTGGTTGTTATTGTTTTGTCTTTGAATACATCCTCACTCTCTGTGTACCTACCGCTATCTTGATTATAAAATAATGTAGATGCCAGTCCAGTCTCACCTGAGAATCTATTCTTTAAGACTCTTACTTTTGTTTCGTTATTGTTTTCTTTTTGTTGATTTCTCTCTAGTCCTAGTACCATATCACTAAGTTGTGGTATAGAATGACTACCTCTAAGGTCTGATAATCTAGTTACTCCACCCTCTTCATGTCCTCCACCATTCGGTGGTCTTCTAAGGTGTGATACTAACACCATTCCACATCCAGTCTCTTCTACTAAGCTTCGTAGTTGTGTCATCGTATTATCAATTAACCTTCGTTCATCATCTCCTTGAATACCACTGACCACAATAGATAGATGGTCAAGGAATATCCACTTACAACCTAATCCTTTACACAGGTATCGTATCTTACTTAACAAGTTATCACTCTCCGTACTGCCGAAGTGGTCATAGGTATAGAAGTTCTTGTTACCCATAGTCTCATCGAATGCTTTGCGTAACTCCTCCTCCTTCAGATCATTCTCTAGGTGCAGTGGTTTGTTAAGATGAATGCCCATGATACCAA